AATTGATGAGCATAGGGCTTTGTTTTAAATTTATAATTCATAATTTTTATTTTTACTTTCTATTGACATTCTATACATATTATCTTATATGTTGTCAAGAAAGCAATTATGGAAAAAGAAAGTATAGTTTACGTATTACAAGAACTGCCTGGAACACGAATAGGTCGTCCTAAATTTAACATTATGGGCGCTTCAAAATATGGTAAACTAAAAGTTCTTTTACGTGAAGATACACAAATTATCTTAAGTCCTGGTCCAATTATTTTTGAATTAAGACGTTTATTAAAAGATTACAACTCCAACGATTATTTATTATTATCTGGAGATCCATCAGTTATTGGATTGGCATGTGCCATTGTATCTGATATAAACAATGGCAGATTTAATTTATTAAAATGGGACAGACAAGAGAAAGTATATTATCCATTAGAAATAAATCTCTACGAGAAAGGAAAGATAGATGAATAAAAGACAACGTAGATTAAAAGAAAGATTAAAGCAAACAGAACTTATGATTGAACATTTTTTAGATGTAGAAAAACATAGATCGATTTCTAAAAAAGCTCTTAAGCAGCTAAATAAAGACAAACCCATATTAGGATTTATATTTATAATTTTATATTTACCGACTAAGGTTATAGGACTTATTTCCGACACACTTTGGTGGAATAGGTATCGTAAGTGGTGCAAAGAAGTAGAAATAATAAAAAAGGAGATAGAAAGCTATGAATGAAGACCTACAAAAAATGTTTATTGAGGATGCACCTCAAGATGTTGATAATTTAACAGGTGCAGAAAATTTATCTGATTTAGTTCTTCAGTTGCAAAAACTTGAAGATGAACTTAAAGCAGACGAAGAAGCTCTTAAAAGTAAAAAAGAAAAAATAGATAAAATATCAGGAACAGCAATTCCTGAAATTATGCAAGCCATGAAGTTAAAGACAATGAAATTGTCTGATGGTTCTGGCATAGAAATTAAAGAGATATATAGCGCAACAATTCCTGTAGCAAACAAGGAAGGCGCTTTTACATGGCTTCGAGAAAACGGCCTGGGTGACCTTATTAAAAATGAGGTTACTGTTGCCTTTGGTCGTAACGAAGATAACAAGGCGAGCGAATACGCAGACCTTGCACGAGGTCGTGGGTACCAACCGACGCAAAAGCTGAAAGTTGAACCCATGACACTCAAAGCATTGTTTAGAGAGCGTTCTGAAAATAATCAGGAACTGCCATCTGAACATTTTAACCTGTTTAAGGGCAACAAAACAAAAATAACAAGGAGCAAATAACATGACACAAGAAACAAGTGACATAGCGACAAAACAAGGTGGAGCATTAGCGACTTTAGACTTTGTACAAGATTCAGGAATGGGTCTTGAAAACATTGATAAAGGCGATCTTGCATTACCTTTTCTGAAACTACTACAAAGTGGTTCAGATGAAACAAAGAAAAAACATGCTAAATATGTTGAAGGCGCAGAAGCCGGTATGTTTTACAATACAGTTACTAAAAAACTGTATAGTGGAGAGAAGGGAATTGAGTTAATTCCTGTCTTTTACAGAATGACCTATCCCGAATGGGCACCTTTTGAACGAAGAGAAGGTAGACCTGTTCATAACGATAGAGGACCAGGCATTATGGCAAAGACAACTCAAAACGACCAAAACAAAGATATGTTGGACAATGGTAATCAAATCATTAAAACAGCAAATCATTTTGTTATTATCAATGGTGACAGACCAGAAAAAGCTTTGATGACGATGAAGTCTACTCAGTTAAAAGAAAGTAGAAATTGGAATTCATTAATGGAAAATGAATTTGAAATCGATCCTAAAAGTAAAAAGGCTGTACCAGCACCCATATTTTCTAGAATTTACAAACTAAATTCTGTTGAAAATTCAGGTAGCTTTACTTGGCATGGATACAAAGTATCTTTATTAAGAAAAGTAGATAATGCTGCTCTATACCAAATGGCTAGAGATTTTCACAGCTCACTAAAAGCGGGTCAAAAGAAATCTGCTGAGAGTGCAGAAGAAAGTCAATCTAATTATTAGTTTCTCGTAAGAGGAATGAGGGCGAGAGCGGGAGACTTAACTCGCCCTTAATAAAGGGATCATTATGTTAGATGAGTATATAAAATTATTTTCTGGTTATGATGGAGATTTTGGCATTGCCGACATGTCCAAAGCAAAGCTCGACTCAGAAAGAAATAAACTTAAACCAGACTATGAGTGGGCAGGAAGACCAATCACTTCAGCAGATTATAAAAATCACATTGATGGCAAAATATCAATTGGGATACAGCCTTGTAGACTTGATAAGACAGCACAATTTGCTTGTATTGATATAGATCCAAAAAATTATTCAGAATTTAAAGTCAAACAATACTTAGAAAAATTTGAACAATATAAATTACCTTTAATTCCATTGCTCTCTAAAAGTGGTGGCTTACATTGTTATATATTTTTAAAAGAACCAATTCCAGCTGCAGATTTAATAGAAGCAGTAAAAGCATTTTTGCTTCCCTTAGAATTAAAACCTAACACAGAAATTTTTCCAAAACAAAAAGAATTAAAAGAAGATGAAAAAGGCGATATTAAACCAGGTAATTTTATTAATTTACCTTATTACAATAATGGAACAACAACTCGATACGCTGTAGATAAGAACAATTCTAAACTGTCTTTAGAGCAATTTATAAAATTGGCCAATGAATCTAAAATAACAAAAGAAAGATTAGACGCACTAGTAGAAGAGACACATAAAAATATTTTATTGGGATCAAATCCAGAATTTTCTGATGGTCCTCCTTGTTTAGCTAGATGCTCTAAATCTAAACTAGATGATGGAAGAGATCGATTTATGTATAACTATATGGTTTTTGCTAAGAAAAAATACAAAGACAAATGGCATGATTTTGTATCAAAAGCAAACTATGCTTATTTAGAAACTCCATGGGATAAATCTAAATTAGATCAAAAATTAAAAGCATGGGACAAAGAAACAGCAGGACATACTTGTTATGAAGATCCGATTCAAGACAAGTGCATGAGAAGTTTATGTTATTCTAGACCCTTTGGAATTAAATCAGATAGTATTAATGCTTTTCCAGAAGTTACCGATTTTCAAAAAATAAATTACGAACAACCTGAGTATAGGTTTAATGTCATTTTACCAAATGATGATAAATGTGAAGTTGCTATTCCTAATTTAAAATTAATGACAAACCAAAAAGAATTATTAAGTTTAATATGGGACCAGGCTGATACATACTTTGAACCTCTTAAGCCAAAAGATTTTAGAGCAAAGTTAAATGAGTGGAAAAAAAATGGTCAAACTATTAAACCACCAGAAGGAACACATATTGATGATCAATTAAGAGACGAACTATATCAATATTGTGTCAATGGGCCAAGAGCAAAAGAAAGAATACAACTAAAAAATGGAGCATGTTTTACAGAAGAAGGTTATCATTATTTTAAATTTCCATCATTCATTACGCATCTGGGAAACAGTTGGAAGATTGATCAACAAAAAATTGCACATAAATTGGAAGACAAATGCAAAGTAGAATTTAATCATTCTTTTAATATAGATGGAAAAACAGAAAAAGTTTGTAGAGTAAAACAATTAGAGACTAAACAGATAACTTATAAAACAACTGAAAGAAAAGGATCAAATTATTAATGAGATACAAAGTTATTGGTCCTCCAGGCACCGGAAAAACAAGAAGACTACTAAATGAAGTGCAAAAATATGTAAAAAAAGGAGTATCAGTAAATAGAATAGGATATTTTGCTTTTACACGCAAAGCAGCGGGCGAAGCAAGAGATAGATATTTAAACGTTGAAACACATTTATCTAAAAAAGACATAAAACATTTTCAAACATTACATTCATTAGCATTTAATAATTTAGGTCTAAAAGAAGAAAATGTAATGCAAGAGCTTAATTATAAAAGAATTGGAGAAGAATGTGGTATTCAAGTGACCTATGCATCATACGAAACAAACAGTTGGAATGGTATTTTTTCTTCAGACAGTGAATATTTAAATTTAATTAATTTAGCAAGAGTTAGACAAACTTCTCCATTAGAAGAACTTGATAGAAACGAACATTTAGGAAAAATAGAAAGATTTAAATTAGATGCTATAGCTAAAGAAATTACCGATTATAAAGAAGTGAATGGTTTAATCGACTTTACTGACATGTTGGATAAATTTTTAATTAAAGGAAATGTTAATAACAAATTTGATGTTATTTTTGTTGACGAAGCACAAGACTTATCTCTTATTCAATGGAAAATGATAGAAAAAATAGAGAAGGATAATCAATGTGATGTATGGGTAGCAGGCGATGATGATCAAGCTATTTTTGGTTGGGCTGGTGCGGACGTAGATTCTTTCATTGATTGGAAAGCAAAAGAAATACCACTACAGCAATCAGAAAGAGTTCCAAGTGAAATACAAATAAAAGCATTGGGGATTATAGATCGTGTTCAAGACAATAGATTAAATAAAGATTATTTTCCTAAGAAAGAAGCAGGAGAAATATTAATGCAATTTAAATTATCAGCTGTTGATATGACAAAAGGCGAGTGGTTAATATTAGCAAGAACTAATCCACTTCTTAAACCTATTCCTAGATATTTAAAAAGCCAGGGTTTATTTTTTGAAACAGCACAAGGTAATAGTATAGGTAAAACACTTTTTGAGGACATTGGTTATTGGAATCAAATGAGAAAAGGAGAAAAAATTCCTGAGGTACAAGAACAAAGAGTTTTAGAAAGAATGAGCAAAAGAGATGAAACACAAACTTGGTATGATGCATTTGATCAAGTTGTACCATCAACCAAAGATTACTTACGTTCTATGTTAGCTAATGGTGAAGATCTTAGTAAAACACCTAGAATAAAAGTATCAACAATTCATGGAGCTAAAGGTGGAGAAGCAACAAATGTTGTTTTATTTTTAAATCAAACTCTTAACACTATGAAAGCTGCTAAAAAATCTGTAATTAAGCAAGATGAAGAGTATCGTGTTTGGTATGTAGCAGTCACCAGGACAATACAAAAACTATACTTAATTAAATGTAACAATAGACAGAAGGAGTTTAAAATATGAGTGCATACGATAAACAAATTGGAGGATCCCATTACAAGAAAATGAAAATTCAACCGAGCAAGTTTGTAATTGAGAACGAATTGCTTTTTCCGGAAGGATCGGTTATAAAATACATCTGTAGACATCGTTTTAAAAATGGAAAGGAAGATTTAGAAAAAGCTGTTCACTTTATTGAAATGATAATTGAAAGAGATTACCCAACAATACCAATGACAGAAGAAGAGGAATACCGCAACGCTGGTATTACTAAAGAAGAAGCAGAAAGAACTTACCCTCCACAAAACTCGTGGGGAATGATTAAACCACCAGAGACTTCAGGAAAAGACTGGGTTGATGGTTATAAAAAATGGAAAAAAGAAAGGTGTCCACATAACTAATGTTTAAAGCACAAACTGAATGGAACAAACCAGAAGAGTTTCCAGATTTACGAGACTGTTCTCAAATTGCAATTGATTTAGAAACACATGATCCTGATTTAAAATCAATGGGATCAGGCGCTGTAGTTGGTAGAGGAAAAGTTGTAGGTATCGCTGTGGCCACAGATGGCTACTCAGGATACTTTCCTTTTGATCACAAAGGCGGAGGAAATTTAGACAAAGCTAAGGTAATTCAATGGTTTACGGATGTTTGTAAGTCTAATGCTGACAAAATATTTCATAATGCAATGTATGATGTATGTTGGATAAGATCTATGGGTATCAAAGTAAATGGTAGAATCTTTGATACAATGATTGCAGCATCCTTAGTTAATGAAAATAGATTTAGATTTGATTTAAATTCTTTAGGCTGGGATTATGTTGGTCGAGGTAAAAACGAAACAGAATTAAGAGCCGCAGCAAATGAATGGGGCATTGATCCTAAATCAGATATGTGGATGTTACCTGCAATGTATGTAGGTAGTTACGCAGAACGAGATGCTGAACTCACTTTAGATTTATGGAAGGTCATGCAAAAAGAAATTATTGACCAGGACCTAGAATCTATTTTTAATTTAGAAACAGATTTATTTCCATGTTTAGTTGATATGAAATTTAAAGGCGTCCGTGTCGACGTGGAAAGTGCGCATAAATTGAAACAAAAATTATCTGCACAAGAAAAACAATTGCTGCAAGAAGTACAAAAAGAAACACAAATAGATTGTCAAATATGGGCCGCACGATCGATAGCCAAAGTTTTTGACAAACTTGGATTAGAGTACGAAAGAACTTTAAAAACCAAAGCGCCTTCATTTACAAAAAATTTCCTCTCTGCTCATAGTCATCCTCTAGTACAGAAGATAGCAAAAGCAAGAGAAATTAACAAGGCACATACAACATTTATTGACACCATTATAAGATATGAACACAAAGGTAGAATACATGCAGATATTAATCAGATAAGATCTGACCAAGGCGGTACAGTCACTGGAAGATTTTCATATTCTAATCCTAATTTACAACAGATTCCTGCTCGTAATAAAGACTTAGGTCCATTGATAAGATCCCTCTTTGTACCTGAAGAAGGTTGCGAGTGGGGATGTTTTGACTACAGTCAACAAGAACCAAGACTTGTAGTTCACTATGCATCCCTAGATCAAGATACAAGTGTCTTTGGAGTTAAAGATGCTTACCTAAATTCAGACGCAGACTTTCATACAACGGTTGCTAAAATGGCCGACATACCAAGAGACCAAGCTAAAACAATTAATCTTGGATTATTTTATGGAATGGGTAAAGCTAAACTGCAAGCAGAACTGGGTGTATCAAAAGATAAAGCAGAAGATCTATTTGCTATCTATCACCAACGAGTTCCGTTTGTAAAAACATTGATGAAGTCTGTATCTAATCGTGCTCAACAAAGAGGACAAATTAGAACTTTACTGGGACGACTATGTAGATTCCATTTATGG